TTTAGTAAAACATAATAATAATTCTATATCAGCTATCACTACACCAGGAAGTTTAGCACAAGGTAAAATGACTTTATTGCAAACGCAAACTGCGTCTAGTTCTGCGTCAATATCTTTTACATCAAATATTGATAGCACATATCCTATTTATTTATTTAAGTTTATTAATATACACCCGTCAGGTGCGGGAAGTGAATTTCAAGTTAATTTTTCAACAGATGGTGGTTCTAACTATAATGTTACAAAAACTACATCAGTTTTCTATGCTTATCATAAAGAAGATGGCAGTAATACAACACTTACTTACAATTCTTCAGAAGATTTAGCACAATCAACAGCATTTCAAGATTTAACTGTTGCATCTCAAATTGGTACGGACAATGATGAAAGTGCAAGTGGTTCAATGTTTTTGTATTCTCCTAGCTCAACTACTTTTGTTAAACATTTTATGTCAGAAACAAATTATGTAAGTGATGACGGAACTCCATTTTCTATTAATTGTTATATTGCTGGTTATGCAAATACTACTTCAGCTATTGACGCAGTAAGATTTCAATTAGATACTAATAATATACAAAGTGGCACAATAAAACTTTATGGAATAAAAGGAAGCTAAATGTCAATAGTCAAACTAAATAATAGATCAGTAAAAGATATAACAGCTTTTGGTTCAATATCTTCTCTTGGTAGTCTTTCACATATTGCAACACAAACAGCTTCATCATCTGCAAGTTTAAGTTTCACATCAGGTATTGATAGCACCTATAAAGAGTATATTTTTTATTTTGTTAATATGCACCCAGCAACAGATGGTGCTTTTTTTACTTTTCAAAGTGACACAGGAACAAATACAAATTACAATCAGACAATCACATCAACACATTTTCAAGCACGACATGACGAGGGAGATTCAGACACATCATTAGCATATAATACAGGAAATGACCAAGCACAAGGAACAAGTTTTCATAAATTAAGTAATACTATTGGAAACGACAACGATCAAAGTTTATCTGGATTTTGCCATGTTTTTAACCCTAGTTCTTCTGTGTTTGTAAAACATTTTATAAGTAATATACAACATTCACAAGATGCAAATTTTAGTTTTAATGTTTATACTGCTGGATATTTTAATACCACTACTGCAATTACAAGATTTCAATTCAAAATGTCTTCAGGAAATATAGATAGTGGACAGATATTGCTATTCGGATTAAATTAACATATAAGGAGTTATTATGGCAGACAGATATAAATTAGTAAATGGCGAAAGAATAAAACTAACAGCTAAAGAAAATGCTGAAAGAGATGCTGAAGAAAAAGCATGGGCAGATGGTGCATTTGATAGGGCTATTGCATCTTTAAGACAAGATAGAAATAGACTTTTAGCTGAAACAGATTTTTATGCTTTATCTGATGTTACAATGTCAGATGAAATGAAAAAATATAGACAGGATCTACGAGATATTACAGTTGGTCTTGATACAGAAAAAAAGGTCAAAGATAAAAAGTTTCCAACTAAACCCTAGAGGTTTTAATGCAACTATCTAAACATTTCAAACTTTCCGAATTTGAGAAAAGTATGACAGCTCAACGTAAGGGTATAAAAAATAAAGCTGGAGCTGGAGAAATAAAAAACCTTACAGATTTATGTTATGCTGTTCTGGAAAAATGTCGTGTAAAATGGGATAAGCCAGTTACGATTACAAGTGGATATAGGAGTCCAGAATTATGCGAAGCTATCGGATCAAAACCTACATCACAGCATACGTCAGGGTGTGCGGCAGACTTCGAGATAGCTGGAGTTTCTAATCTTCAAATAGCTATGTTTATTTCTGGATCTTGCGATTTTGACCAATTAATTTTAGAATATTATGACAAAGATGATCCGTCAGCTGGGTGGGTCCATTGTTCATTCGTTGAAGGATCTAATAGAAAACAAGTGCTGACATATGACGGAAAAAATTATAGTAATGGATTACCAGATGCTAAATGGGTTGATGGTAAACTTACAAACTAGGAGATAATATGTTAACTAAAAAACAAAAGAAACTTCCATTAGCTTTACAGAAAGCTATTATGAAGAGTAAAAAAAAGAAAAAAAAGAAAGCGAGGAAATAATGCCATATCATACAGGTAAAGGTGCTCATTCAAAAGGAATGAAAAAGAGTAAGAAAAAGAAAAACAAAATGGGCAAACGAAAAAGAAAGTAATGGTCAAGATTGCTTCTATTAAAGGTATAATAAAAGACTTGAATCCAAGACAAAAAAAAACAATGAATCGTCACGCAAGACATCATAGTTTAAAGCATATGCGATCTATGGCTAGAGCAATGAAAAAAGGCAGAACATTTGCACAGGCACATAGATCTGCTATGCGTTCAGTAGGTAATTAATGGTAAAATTATCTACATTAAAAGATAAAATTAAAAAGAAAAAAAAATTAGGATTTACCGAAAGAGCATCAGCAATAGCTAGAGGATTACTACCTAGAAAATCTGGAAAGTTTAAAGGTAAAAAAGTTAAATCTAAAAAATATGGAGGAAGAGCATAATGGCTGGATTTACTACTTCAATTTCTATAAAAGAAATGCTAAATAAGTTTCCAATGCGGAAAAGGAGAAAAAGTGGCAAGAAAAAGAAAAAGAAGACTCGTACCAAAAGATAAGAAGACAGGCATTCCTAAAAAATACTTGTCAGGGCTCAAAGGTGCAAAGAGATCAAGAAGAGCTAAATTAATTAAATCTATGAGTTCAGCTTATAGATCTGGAGGATATATATCTCCATCTGCATTTAGAATGAGAGTAAAAATATAATGGCATCAAGATTTAGAAGACCACTATCTGCAAGAACACAAGCTACATTAAGAGCTAAAGCAAAGAATAGGAAAAATATTACATATGGACAATTAGTAAAAGTTTATAGACGTGGACAAGGTGCATGGTTATCTGGAGGATCTCGTCCTCGTATTCCTATGGCTGCTTGGTCAATGGCAAGAGTAAACAGTTTCTTGCGAGGAAGTAGAAAGCATGATACTGATCTTCGTAGAAAGAGAAAACGAAGATGAAAACTAACAAAGAAAAATTTGTAGAATTAGATGGCAGAATAAAATTAGTAAATCAAAAAATAGATTTAATAATTAAAAACCATCTTCACCATATGAAAAAAGATATAGATCGTATCTTATATAGTTTAGGTGCAATCGGATTATTAGTAATAGGTCAGCTTCTTTACATTATCACTAAATAGTTGTATTAATTCAATTATGGGTTTCAAACGAATACTTGTAATATCGGATATGCATATTCCTTATCATCACAAGGATAGCTTTGCATTTTTGCAAGAAATAAAAAAAGAATATAAACCCGACTTTGTTTGCAATATAGGGGACTTGCTCGACTTCCATGCAATCAGCATGCACACCCACGATCCAGATTTATTTAGCGCAGGACACGAACTAAGACAAAGCAAAAAATACGTCAAAGAATTGGAATCAATATTTCCAAAAGTTACAGAAGTTGAATCGAATCATTCTAGTTTAGTTTATAGAAGAGCATTAAAGTTTGGAATGAGTAAAGAATTTTTAAAAGACTATGGAGATTTTTTAGGAACTAAAAAATGGAAGTGGGTTGATGATTTAACTCTTACAATGTCTAATGGACAAAGATGTTTTTTTACTCATGGAAGATCTGCAGATGTTTTAAAAGTATCTCAAACTATGGGACTTTCGGCGGTGCAGGGTCATTATCACACAAAATTTTTAGTTAGCTGGTGGGCTAATCCAGATAATCTTTTTTTTGCAATGAATGTAGGGTGTTTAATAAATCAGAAGTCCATGGCGTTCAACTATGCCAAGAATTTTAAAACTCGCTTTATTTTAGGTTGTGCTATTATTTTAGATGGTATACCAAGACTACTGCCTATGGTATTGAACAATAAAGGGGATTGGATAAAAAAGATTGTATGAGTAAGTCTAATAAGCTTAAAAACACCCTTTTAAAGAGCCATAGAGCCCCTTTAAACAGCGATTCTGCATTTTCTGAACAAGTTGCTGGCGATCACTATAAAAGGCTTAAAATTCAACCTTTAGACTTTTCTATGGCAAATGAATTTAATGCCTGTCAAACACATGCAATAAAATATATCACTAGATACAATCTAAAGTGGAAAGATAAAAAAGATCAGATAAAAGATTTAGAAAAAGCAAAGCATGTTATAGATATGCTTATTGAAATGATTAAGGAAAAATAAAATGTGGTTAAATATTGCATCTAAATTAGTACCAGGCATTATAAAAACAGGAATGTCTATTGCATCAAATAGAAGACGAACTAGAGAGCTAGAATCTGTTGCAGAAATGAAACATGCAGAACGAATGGCATCAGGAGAATTAGAATATAAAAAAGCAGTCATACAAAATAATCAACAGGGGTGGAAAGACGAGTTCGTTTTGATTTTAGTTTCGGCGCCTGTGATGTTATTGATTTGGAGTATCTTTAGTGATGATCCAGAAATTATGGAAAAGGTTGATAAGTTTTTTAATCAATTTAATAATATGCCTTTTTGGTATCAAGCTTTGTTTATCGGAGTAGTTTCAGCAATCTACGGATTAAAAGGTGCTGATATAATCAAAAAAAAATAATACTAAATAGATTCTAAATAAGTTATATTGCATCATGGTTGATGCAGTAATTACAGATTTAGAAATGCAACTAGAAACTCCACATTCTAGTTATGGACACTTTGTTGCTTTTACATTTATTGATATATCGCCAACTTTTCCGAGAGTAAAAGATATGTTAGAACAAGTTCAAAAAAGAGCAGATGTGAGTCTTATAGATTATAATTATAGTACTAAAATTATTGATGAAAATACTGACATATCATATTACGAAGTGACAAGACATTAAGGGCGATTTCTCGCCCTCAATATGATTAATTTCTAGTCAATTTATCTACTGCTAATTGATTGATAGATTCTTGCTTTAGATTCTCACAATAAGAATGACCATTATTAGCTTCAACTTTTTTGAGAAGATAATAAGCTTTTCTTTTTCTGTATTCAGCTTTGATGTTTTTATATCTTTCATCATTTGTAGCTAACACTTTTGCTTGAGCCATTGAACATTTAGTATTTTCAACCTTTTCACTAATTATAAAATCTAATTGTTCTTGTACTTGATCCTTACATTCTTCGTACTCTTCTTCTGCCTTTAGTTTATTTTTATCTAAAGCGTTAAGATAG